ATGACGAATATTGTTCCCATGAATTACGATGACCGTTCATTCCCTTTTACATCTGATTGCTGGTTTAACGCCACGGTGGCGGCAAAGCATCACCATAAAAGACCTCTTGATTGGTTGCGACTTGAATCGGCCAAGGAATATGCAGATGAACTTGGTAAAGAGTTAGGAATTCATGCACTTAACTCTAAAGGTGAGATTTCTCACCTTTTATCGCGAGTGGAGAAAGGGCGTAACGGTGGTACCTGGATGCATCCAGAGCTTGCCGTTGAGTTCGCTCGATGGTTGTCTCCTAAATTTGCCCGTGCCTGTGACCGGCATATAAAAAATCTTCTCCTGAGTAAAAACTTTCAACTCACCGAAGATCAGATCATTGGCCTGATGGTATGTCAGCAACCAACATCATGGGAAAAACGCTTTAAAGAACCGTTCTACCAGGCGCTTTCAAAAATGTCTGGCCTTCCTTATTTCGGTCATGTTGGTGGCTGCCCGGCATTGTTCGGTCAGATTACTGCTCGCTGGGTTTATGCTGTCGCACTGCCTGATTATGTGTATCAGGCCGCAAAACAGGCTGCAATAGACAGTGGTGAGAAAATACACCAGCACCTGAAACCTGATGCGTTAGTGAAAGTTGAACACCAACTTGTAGCTGTTACCAATATCGCTCGTTGTAGTGTTGACCCAAAAGACTTTGAAGCCCGTTGCATGTCAGCTTTTACCGTGAAAGGTCAAATGAAACTGCTGTATGCGGTGGCCTGATCATGCGTAACCGAATCGTTGAATGCGCCTCCAGAGCGGGGCGCGACTTCGCAGAGTTTATGAAGGGTAAACAGGACATGATGCAGGCTATCAGGTCGGCGGAGGAGTTTACCGAGCAACTCCGCCTTGCCGGGTGTACTCATCATCACTTTGTGAACCTCATGTTAATGAAATCAATCATGAAAGTGTTTGACGACATCTGTCGGGAAGAGAAACACACCCGCTGCCGGAGAAGAAAACATGAATAATAAAACCGTTGTTAATGTGGACGGGCAGAACTGGTACATGTTTGACCTCAAATACACGGATTGCGACGGACGTTCTTTTGCGATCCCCTTCTATGCCACCAGCAGAGACCACGCTGCCTGCATCGTGGACGACATCCGCAACACTGCCACCCTCGGCGATCAGATTATTGAGATAGCAAAATGTTAGCAACGTATTGATTAATAGGTTCTTTCTGGCGATTTAAAATACCGAGGGTAGGAATACCCGCGCTGGTCATCTATTTATGAGTTTTTTTCAGAGGTTGGTTGTTGTTTTGTTGTCGTCAAAAAACGGGAAGATGAGATGGCTGTTTTACTCAATAAAAGTGACATGGCTGCCTCCATCGGTATTTCTGTCCAGGCTTTTGATAAATGGGGAGTTATTCCGGTTGAACGGAAGGGGAGAGAGGTCTTCTATGATGTCAAAACTGTCATCGAAAAAGACAGGGAAAGACGACAGCGAAAACAACAACCTGACGATGATGAAAATGACGATCTTGAAACCCAGCTTCTGAAAGAAAGGATCAGCCTGACGGCAGAACAGGCGAGAAGCCAGAGACTGAAAAATCAGGTTAAAGAAGGTGAGTTAATTGATACCGGGTTTTGCAGTTTTGCACTGAGCAAACTGGCAATGGATTTATCCAGCATTCTTGATGCCATCCCTCTGTCAATGCAGCGCCAGTTTCCGGAGTTATCACCTCAGCAGGTGGAACACCTGAAACGGCTGGTGGCAAAAGGTGCCAACGCCTGTGCCCGAGCAGGAGATCAACTACAGGCGATGATGGATGAATATATCAGCGATACAGATGAATAATATGCTGGCAGCCATCCGTGAGGGATTGCAGCCACTCGTCAGACAGCTCCCGATGACTGCTGTTGAATGGGTTGATGAATACTACCGATTGCCGAAAGAATCATCATATGGTTCCGGAGACTGGCAGACACTGCCTTTTCAGGCCGCCATCATAAATGCGATGGGAAGTGACCTGATAAGGACAGTTAATCTGATCAAGTCGGCGCGCGTTGGCTATACCAAAATGCTGCTGGGCGTGGTTGCGTACTTCATTGAACACAAATCCCGGAACAGCCTTTTGTTTCAGCCAACAGATGCTGACGCGGAAAACTTCATGAAAACCCATGTGGAACCAACGATTCGCGATGTTAACAGTCTGAAAGCACTTGCCCCGTGGTTCGGTAAGAAACACCGGGATAACACGCTGAGCATGAAACGCTTTTCTTCTGGTGTCGGTTTCTGGTGTCTTGGTGGCGCTGCTGCAAAAAACTACCGTGAAAAATCGGTTGATATTGTGTGTTACGACGAGCTTTCATCATTTGAACCTGACGTTGAAAAAGAAGGTTCGCCAACGCTGCTCGGTGACAAGCGTATTGAAGGTTCTGTCTGGCCTAAATCCATTCGTGGGTCAACGCCAAAAGAGAAGGGGCTTTGCCAGATCGAAAAGGCGGCAAATGAGTCCAGGCATTTCATGCGGTTTCATGTTCCGTGCCCACACTGTGGCGAAGAACAGTTTCTGAAGTTTGGCGACAGCGACACGGCATTTGGCCTGAAATGGGAAAAAGACAAGCCGGAAACCGTTTATTACCTGTGTGAGCACAATGGCTGTGTTATCCGTCAGTCTGAGCTTGACCAGACATCCGGGCGCTGGATCGACGATAACGAAGGCATATGGACAACTGATGGCCTGACATGGTTCAGTGCCGAAGGGCAGGAAGTTCCGTCACCGAGGAACATCAGCTTTCACATCTGGACTGCATACAGCCCGTTCACCACCTGGGTGCAGATTGTGTACGACTGGTATGACGCACTGAAAGATCCGAATGGTGTGAAAACGTTCACCAATACCACGCTTGGCGAGACATGGGAAGAGGCAGTCGCGGAGAAACTCAGCGCTGAAACAGTACTGGAAAAACGCTGTGCCTATGGTGCTCAGGTGCCGGAACGGGTGGTGTACCTGACGGCAGGCATCGACTCACAGCGTGATCGTTATGAAATCTATGTCTGGGGCTGGGCACCTGACGAAGAAGCGTTTCTTGTCGACAAAATCATTATCATGGGGCGACACGACCGCGAAGAAACCCTGCTGAGGGTGGATTCAGTGATCAACAAAAAATACCGACATGCCGATGGAACAGAAATGTCCATTGCCCGTATTTGCTGGGACACTGGCGGTATTGATCAACAACTCGTATTTCAGCGGGCAAAAAAACACGGTGTGTTTCGTGTGCTGCCGATTAAAGGCGCATCAGTCTATGGCAAGCCAGTCATTAACATGCCGAAAACACGTAATCAGCAGGGTGTTTTCCTTTGTGAGGTGGGCAGTGATACTGCCAAAGAGATGATTTATGCCCGCCTGAAAATGGATCCTGCGCCGTTAAGTGTTCCCACACCCTATGCCATTCATCTGCCTGACGACCAGGACATATTTAATGATGCTGAGGCCCGTCAGCTTGTGGCTGAAGAGTTGATTGAAAAGGTGGTGAACGGCAGAAAAAAACTGTTGTGGGATGCAAAAGGGCGGAGGAACGAAGCGCTAGACTGTCTGGTTTACGCTTATGCCGCGCTGCGTGTCTCTGTTCAGCGCTGGCAGCTTGATCTTAATGCACTGGCTGAATCCAGAAAACAGGAAAATCGCCGTGAAGAACTTTCTTTTGAGCAACTGGCCGCCATGCTGGGAGGTGATTAATGGCAACAATGACTGAACTGCTGGAGGCACGAAATGTATTACACGCGCTGAGGCTCGGAAAACAGGTTATATCCGTCACAAAGGACGGCCGCAGAGTGGAATATAAACCCGCTGATGTGGGTGATTTGATCAGATATATTGCCACGCTGGAAGAGGAGCTTGGTATCAGCGGTGGTCGTCGCCGTGGCCCTGCCGGAGTACGTTTATGAAGCGTCCTGCACTGATTGATATTCACGGTAATCCCCTGCGGGAAAGTCTGGGATACCAGGGGGGTGGTATCGGGTTTGGCGGACAGATGGCGGAATGGATCCCCGCTGCGGAAAGCGCTGATGCGGCGCTGATCCCCTCCCTGCGTCTTGGCAATGCCCGTGCGGATGATCTGGTCAGAAACAACGGCGTGGCCGCGAATGCGGTGGCGCTTCACAAGGATCACATTGTCGGTCATCTGTTTATGCTCAGCTACCGGCCTAACTGGCGGTATCTTGGAATGAAAGAGGAAGATGCCAAAGACTTTGTTGCCGAGGTGGAAGCAGCATGGTTTGAATACTGTGACGCGATTTTTGGTGAGATCGACGTGGAGGGCAAACGCACATTTACTGAGTTTATTCGTGGTGGTGTCGGGAGCCATGCTTTCAGCGGTGAAGTGTTTGTTCAGCCAGTGTGGGACGCTGAAACCACGCAGGTTTTCCGCACGCGATTTAAGGCAATCAGCCCGCGTCGTGTTGATACGCCAGGGCATTCCATTGGCAGCCGCTTTCTTCGTGCCGGTGTGGAGATTGATAAACATGGTCGCGCACTGGCCTACCATGTCTGTGAAGATGACTGGCCGTTTTCCGGTGCCGGTAAGTTTACGCGAGTTCCACGCACCCTGAGTTCCGGGCGTCCGGCGATGATCCACATTTTTGAACCCCTTGAAGACGGGCAGACACGCGGCGCTAACCAGTTTTTCAGCGTGATGGAACAGCTAAAAATGCTTGATACGCTCCAGAAAACGCAACTCCAGTCGGCCATAGTCAAGGCGATGTACGCCGCAACGATTGAAAGCGAGCTGAGTTCTGATAAAGCATTCGAGTATATTGCTGCCGGATTTTCTGAAGCTGAAAATCCGCTCAACAAAATACTGAACAAATACGCCACCTATTACACCGCCAACAATATACGGCTTGGCGGCGTGCGGATCCCCCATCTGTTTCCCGGAGATGAGCTTAATCTACAGACTGCGCAGGACTCCGATAACGGTTTCTCGGCGCTGGAAAAGTGTCTGCTGCGGTATATTGCTGCCGGTCTTGGTGTGTCATACGAACAGCTTTCCCGTGATTATTCGCAGGTGAGTTATTCCAGTGCCCGCGCCTCTGCTAACGAGTCATGGCGTTATTTTATGGGCCGCCGGAAAATCATTGCTGCCCGGCAGGCGTCACAGATGTTTGCCTGCTGGCTGGAAGAAGCACTGGTGCGCGGTATTATCCGTGCTCCCGCAGCCCGCTTTTCGTTCTGGCAGGCGCGATCGAGCTGGTGCCGTTCTGAATGGATTGGTGCAGGCCGTATGGCGATCGACGGACTGAAAGAGGTGCAGGAAGCCGTGATGCGCATAGAAGGCGGACTCAGTACGTATGAAAAAGAACTGGCAATAATGGGTGAAGATTATCAGGAGATTTTCGCGCAGCAACTCAGGGAATCGGAAGAGCGCCGCCAGGCAGGGTTAACCCCTCCGGTCTGGATCGCCGCCACCTACCAGCAACAAATTAACGACAGTCGCAAACCCGAAAAGGAGGGCGCGAAACGTGAGCCGTAATCTGTCACACATTGCGGCAGTGGCATTTAATGAGCCGCTGTTACTTGAACCCGCCTATGCGCGGGTTTTCTTTTGCGCGCTGGGCAGGGAAATGGGTGCCACAAGCCTTTCCGTTCCACAGCAGCACGTCACTTTACAGCCGCCTGATATCCAGGCCGAAACTGAAGATTACATGTCCGGCGGAAAACGTGCCGCAAGGGTGTACAGGGTTATCAATGGCATCGCCGTGCTGCCGGTCACCGGTACGCTGGTGCATCGTCTTGGTGCCATGCGTCCGTTTTCCGGTATGACCGGCTATGACGGGATCACCAGTTGCCTTCAGCAGGCAATGGAAGATGTGTCAGTGCGCGGGGTGCTGCTCGATATTGACAGTCCTGGCGGCCAGGCAGCGGGTGCATTTGACTGCGCAGACATGATTTACCGGCTGCGTGACAAAAAACCTGTCTGGGCGCTGTGCAATGACACCGCCTGTTCTGCCGCCATGTTGCTGGCAAGCGCCTGTTCGCGGCGACTGGTAACCCAGACAGCAAGGATTGGTTCTGTTGGCGTCATGATGGCTCACGCCAGTTTTGCCGGGCAACTGGAACAGGCAGGCGTTGACATCACGCTGATTTATTCCGGTTCGCACAAGGTTGACGGTAACCAGTTTGAAGCACTGCCGCCGGAAATTCGACAGGACTTTCAGAGCCGCATCGATGCCGCGCGTCAGATGTTCGCCGGAAAAGTGGCGACCTATACCGGGCTGACCGTTGCCGGGGTGATGGCGACAGAGGCAGCCGTATATGTCGGTCAGAGTGGTATTGATGCCGGTCTGGCTGATGAAATGGTTAACGCAGCGGATGCTGTCAGTGTGATGGCGGCATCCATCAGTAATGAAGAAAGAGGAGGCACAATGCCTGAATTAACAGCAACAGAAGCTGCCGCGCAGGAGAATCAGCGTGTGCTTGGGATCCTGAACTGTCAGGAGGCGAAAGGCCGCGAAACGCTGGCTCAGACGCTGGCAGGCCAGCCAGGAATGAGCGTTGAGCAGGCAAAAGCCATTTTGTCAGCAGCACCGCAGCCCGCACAGGAAACGGCAACCAGCGAAGCGGACAAAATTATGTCGTGCGATGCTGCAAAAGGTCGCGAGATGCTGGCGTCAGCACTGGCCGGCACGCCGGGCATGACGCTTGAAAAAGCGATTCCGATCCTCAACTCAGCGCCGCAGTCGGCAACATTGTCTGCGCAAATTCTGGCGCTGGATGAGGCAAAAGGTCGCGAGATGCTGGCGGACAAACTGGCTTCACAGCCCGGAATGACTGTCGAAACAGCCCGTGAACTGCTGGCCGCCTCACCTTCACAGGCCGCGTCCTCAAGTGGCAGCAGCGCTTTTGAGCAGTATATGGCCCTGAACTCCCCGTCTGCGGTATCGGCTGGCAGTGATTCAGGAACTGACACCGAGGAATCATTAATGATGAGCATTCCCGGTACACCTCTCGCTGAAACAGGACTTAAAAAATGATTACGACTGTAACCGAAACCCGTCAGGGTCGCCGCGTTTTTGCCGGAAATGACGAAGCACATACTGCGAAAGCGTCAAGCGGTATTACTGTTGCAACCCCCGCACTCACACCACTGATGCTGAATACGACCAGCGGGAAGCTGGTGGTCTGGGATGGCGCTGCTTCAGGTACTGCTGTCGGTGTTCTGGCACTGGCGCTTGAAGGAACCGAGCAGATCCTGACGTATTACAAATCCGGCACTTTTGCGACGGAATCCCTTGTCTGGCCCACCGGCGTTGATGCAGTCAAAAAGGCAAATGCTTTTGTCGGTTGTTCCATCAGCCATGCTTAACAGTACAAATCGGGTCGTTTCAGACCTGATTCAGGTTTGTTTTCATTAAAAAAGAGGTTTTCCAATGGGACTGTTTACGACCCGACAACTGCTTGGGTACACCGAGCAAAAAGTGAAGTTTCAGGCGTTTTTCCTGAATATGTTTTTTAACCGTACCGTGAACTTCTCCACTGAAGAGGTCATGCTTGACAAAATCACCGGCAAAACGCCGATCGCGGCCTATATTTCCCCTGTTGTGGAAGGGAAAGTGCTGCGCAACCGTGGTGGTGAGACCCGCGTAGTGCGTCCCGGCTATGTCAAACCCAAGCATGAAGTCAATTATCAGCAGGCAATTGAGCGCCTGCCCGGTGAAAATCCGGCACAGCTTAACGATCCGGCATACCGTCGCATGCGAATTCTTACTGACAATCTCAAGCAGGAAGAGTTTGCCATCGTTCAGGTGGAAGAAATGCAGGCGGTAAACGCGATTCTGTACGGCAAGTACACGATGACCGGCGAACAATTTGCAACGATTGAAGTTGATTTTGGTCGCTCCGCCGCAAACAACATCGTGCAGGCTACGGGTACGAAATGGTCAGAGCAAAACAAGGATACGTTTGATCCTTCCGGCGATATTGACACCTACAGCGACCTTGCATCCGGCGTAATTAACGTTGCCGTCATGACCGGGGATGTCTGGAAGACACTGAACGGCTTTAAGTTGTTCAGGGAGAAACTGGATACCCGCCGTGGCTCTGTGTCAGAGCTGGAAACTGCCGTGAAAGATTTGGGTAGTGTGGTGTCGTTTAAAGGGCATTTTGGTGACCTTGCAATTTACGTCATCAAAACCACCTGGATCGATGAAAACGGCGTGGCACAGCGCTATTTGCCGGCAGGTACAATGATCCTGGGCAATACCGCATCTGAAGGTATCCGTTGCTACGGTGCCATTCAGGATGCGCAGGCACTGTCTGAGGGGATTGTGGCAGCAGCGCGTTATCCGAAACACTGGCTGACCGTTGGCGACCCTGCGCGTGAATTCACCATGACGCAATCCGCGCCGCTGATGGTGCTGCCGGATCCTGATGAATTCGTTGTTGTCACTGTGCAGTAAGTTCAGTCACTGACATAGCACCACGGTCTGTAATGGCCGTGGTGCCTGGAGGAAGTATGAATAAGTCGTTAATGCCGGACAGCGAAGCGAAAGAGCGGTGGATCATCACAAGAGATAATGACCACTATTACTTTGTCAGAGAAATTAACGGGGTGGTTGAGGAATCGTACGCGCCTGTAAGCAGACCGAGAGCGACCGTTTTTGCCGCCGCCATTATCCAGGGATTTGAGCCACCGGGCGGGCGGAAGCTTCACATCTATCCGGGAGGTTTCGTGCTGTGAGCATGCATGACATTTTAACCATTCTCGCATGCGGGATTGGAGGTGGCCTTGCCGGACATTTTTTAATCAACACGTTCACATGGTTCCTCGTTGGTTACAGGGATTACTTCACAACAGGAGTGCTTAACGGGATTTACCGTCTTTTCGGTCGCAAGCCTGACGCAAAGACCTGGAGGGATTGAGAACTAATCAGTCAGGGCGTGGGGAGGCCATTTTGTTCCCTGTATCGTTCAATTTCAGCCTGAATTGCGGCAATGGCGCGCATGGAGTCGTACTGCGTTTGTCTGAGATTTTCAATGGTGAATTTGTCTTCTTCCATCAGGTTGAGCATGCGGAAATACCGAAAAACATAAACCTCGGGGCCGCTGACTGTGTAGCCCTTTGTTTTCGAAATGTTTTGATGGAGTTCCCATTCTTTCATCGCAAGAGTGAGGGCCATTTCTCTAATTTTTGCACGGGTTTCCGCTGTTCTGCGCTCCGCCTCAATAGTTCGTTCCGATTTACGTTGCCATGCACCGTTAATTAACGAAACAACGCCGGCGACACATGCGCTCAGAACGACGCTGCTCGCGATAGTTGCAATATCCATGTCGAACCTCCTGCGGTTCTTGGTTGTGAGAAACCGAGAATATCACTGCATGAAGGTTTGGCACCACGCATGTATAGCGCCTCACACGCGCCAGTTAAATCCATGAGCCTTCAGAAAGCGAGCCTGAGAGTTACCGCTGGCGGTAACATTCATGGTGCGGTTTCTCTGTGTGACAGGCTCGCTTTCTACAGGCAAACCGCCGATTTTTTTTGAGGTATATAACATGGCAACAAAAGCAGAAAACATCGTCACCCTGGTGGCGCTGGCGGAAAAACTCGGGCGTCAGGTGGATACCACAGGCACTGCCGCCGAGGTTGCGCAGCGCGTAGCGGAGTGGCAGGAAGAGGCTGACGGGCTGGATGGTACAGGTACTGAACCCGTCGATGATGGTGAACCTGTGGGTACGGACAGTGAAAGCGCACAACAGCCTGCTGCCATTTCGCCATCTGAACATGATGGCATGGTGCTGGTGAAACTTCTCATGAGTGTTCATCTTGCTGGTGCGTATGCCGCTGATGGCGTGACTAAAGTCGATATTGGTACTGCCGGGCAACAGGTGCGCATTCCTGAAAGTCTTGTTGAACCGTTGCACCGGGAAAAGGTCATTGCATGACAGGCGGGTTAATTTTTTATGACATTTATTAGTTTCATTTGAAAGTGTTTCGTGTTGTTACTATATACTTTGATAGCCAGCACCGGAAATGCGTGGCTATAAATGAGGGAAAACTGTTGTGTTAATTCATGGGATCTGGCTGATGTCGGCAGATCCTTATTTTTTTTCATCATTGCCAGGCAGGAACTTGTGGAATTCAATAATGTTTTCGACAGCGCTATAGCTTCTGCTGATGCTGCCATCATGGAATGCATGTCATCTCCGTTCGGACTGGTGTTAAGAACCGGGGATATTCTGAATATTAAGGCTATCTATGATACTGAACTGGCGTCAGCGCCGGGTAAAAAAGACGTCGCCAGCCCCAGAACAATTGATGTATCACTGGAACATGGCGCGCTGACTGTGCTCGGCCAGCGTATCGATCGTAACCTGATTGCCGGTGCTGTGGTGAATACGCCACAGGGAGAAAAAGCGGTCGGTGGTGTTCTGTATCCTGATGCCACTACCACGCTCATCGTCCTGACAGTAAAAGGGGGCGATCAGCTTCCTGCCGGTGGCGGCGAGAGGTTCCTGAAAGATGAGTAGCCTTTATATGCAGCTCGATGAAGATGAGCTTAACCGCATTGTGGCGATGTTTGCCGATGTTTCTTCCGGTGTCATTAAACTGGCCTTCCATCGTGCAAGACGCCGCACGGAAGCAACGGTTATGCAGCAGGCTACCCGCATGATGCAACAGAAACTGAAGCTGGCATCCGGTGTCCAGAAGCGCCTTAAGCGCCGTATTCAGTCTCATCTTAAGGCAACCACGGCTGATGCGTCAGAAATGAAGTTCTGGTTTGGCCTGAATAACCTTGATCCTGGCATGTTCAGCGGTGGTGTTCGTCGTGTACGCGGTGGTCTGATGATTCGCGGGACATATTATGAACGCGCATTTGTTGCCATTATTCGCGGTAAACGTAAGGTGATGCAGCGCCTCGGGAAAAGCGCTTTTCCGGTTGTTAATGTAACTGTACCCATCTCAGACGAAATGACCATTGCGCTTGAAGATGAGCTTTTTGAGCGGATTCCGGATATTTTTCTTCGCCATTTTGAAACAGATCTCCGTGCACGGGTCAGTTCCGATGCCTGGAAAGATTTCTGGCGCGGAAAAGATCAAAATCTGGCAGCGGCAGAACGTAACATCGAGGTGTGGTAATGGGTGTGCTGATTGGAACTCCCGGTGAATTCTGTTCGTGTGTTGTTGATACACTGCGAAGCAGGATCGTGTCATCACTTGATATTGTCGACTATGATGACATCTGGCGTACTGAGGTAACAAAACCCTCAATTGTCGTACAAATAGAAGACTCACATCCCGGTACCCGCCAGGCGACAGGGCGGTACACTCACCGGGTTATTATAACGGCGCATTGCCTGATCCCCGTCTCACATCAGAAAGCGACGCTTACCGCCATTGACCTGGCTGCGGAAGTTGAACGCGTCATAGACAACAACCGGTTTGGCATTGACCCGAAATGTATCGGCGCTCCTGAAATTCAGGTGAGTGGCGATACCGGCTATCTGTTTGGTTTTGACGGTGTTGTTGTACGTGGTGTCCAGTGGATACAACCTCTTTTCCTCGGTAAAGACTATTTTTCTGATGATGAACTGCGGGGGAGTATCTGGCTGGCGGTTAATCCGGTGGATGCTGACGATAAAGGTGAATATTCGCAGATCTGGCCGAAGGAAACAGACGATGAAAACACTGATGAAAATGATGCTGGCTCCAGTGGAGGAGTCACTGGCTGAACTTCAGGAAGCGGCAGAAGACAACCGCAGGCAGGGAAATAATCTGATCTGCAAGGGTGTTGTTAAATCCGCGCCAGGCGGGAAACGTGTTGTGGTACAGATTGGCGAAAATACCACCCCACCTATTCAGTTTCTCGTACCGGGTGCTGGTGTCACCTCGGTATACCGGTGTCCGTCGCCTGGTGAGATCGTCATTGTCCTGAATTTTGGTACTGGTGACGATTTTCAGAGTTGTGTCGCACTGACGGGGTTGTTTTCTGATCAGTTTCCGTTTCCGACAGAAAATTCCGATGAAGTGGTTTTTAAATACGGCGAGAAAGCCTACAGCAGGATTGATGTGACCAGCGGAAAAATGACGATCCACGCCGCAGGCGGTGTGGAATATGTTGACACGCCGGAAGTAAAAAATAGCGATGGTGAGATGGCTGATAAGGTTCGCCGGATGTCAGAAGATCGTCGTATTTATGACGGGCACAACCACCCCGGCGACAGTGGCGGCCAGACCGGTGCGGCTAACCAGAAACAGGGGGGCTAATGATTGGTATGGACAGACGAACCGGGCGGGCAGTCAGTGATACAGAACAGCTCATTTCCCGGCTCGGACAGGTAATGACCACGCCGAAAGGTGCCAGAAACAGACTGCGTGATTTTGGTTCTGACGTACTGAAATACTACTCCGCAAATATCACACCAACCACTGCGCTTCTGATGAAATCTGCGGCCAGTGATGCACTGACAGAGCCGGTGAATGGCCTGCTGGACTTTGAATGCAGCAAAATCAATATTCATCCGCGTGAAGCCGGGTGTGTGATGGAGTTCGTTGGTGTGTTTAACGGTAAAACTGAAACAGTGAGCGTACCCCTGAATGTTTAATCCACTGACAGACCGACTTCCCGTACCCGATGCGTTAGTTGTCACTGGCGCAACGGCACGACTGCCTGAACTCAAACAGGCGCTGATTGATGAAGTTACCCGTCTCCGGCCTGCGGATGCTGCTGGCGTGGTTGCGACGCTTGAAAACAATGCTGAAATGCTGACGGTATTGTTACAGGCAATGTCTCAGGTCATCACGACCCGCGAGCGGCGTGCAAACTGGCAGATGCTGCAAATGTTGTTGTTGTGGGCGGAAGGCTCAAATCTGGATGCCCGCGCCGCAGATGCCGGTATTAAACGGCAGGTGATAACCGCCGGTGATCCGGATGCCATTCCACCAATATCGCCTGAAATGGAAAGTGATGACGATCTGCGTTTTCGCTCACTGCTGGCCCCCTACGGGTTTGCAACGACCGGAAGCCGGACAGCGTATCGTTTTCACGCGATGACGCTTGGCGAAAAGCCGCATGTCACCATCGATTCTGAAGAGGCTGGCGTTGTCACACTGACATACCGGTTCCCGGACAGCACTCAGGCTGCAAAAGTCCGGGATGCGAGTGCCAGAGTGCTTGAACCTGGTACCGGGAAAGTCGGGATCTGGATTTTGTCGCGCGAAGCAGACAACGGTGTTCCTGGTACTGAGCTGGTTGCCGCAGCGCAACAGTATCTGACAAGGGATGATGTGGCGCTGGAGACAGACATTATCACCGTGTATCCTGGTCAACCGCTTGAATATACAGTGCATGCCACCCTTCACGGCAAGAATACGCCGGACGGACTGATTGACGCGGAAGCTATCAGGGATGCGCTTGATGTGTACACGCGAAACGCCATGCGGCTTGAGGGGCGTATTGATATCTCCATGCTCTACTACCTGTTACAGAAACCGCAGACCGTCACCAGCGTGGATCTGCATGAACCGCAGGTTTCGGTGGTGGCTGACCACACTCAGGCACCTTACTGCACAGGGATTGAACTTGAGGTGATCTATGACCTCTGACGTCAGTATCCAGCCTGACAACCGATCAGGTCTGCAACATGCGCTTGAGAGCCTGTTAGACAGGTACATGGGGATAATTGAAGCGGAAGCACCATACCGGACGTTGCTTTTTCCGTACAAAACACCGTCACAGTATCTTCCGGCACTGGCTATTGAAAAAGGTGTTCTTGACTGGGCGGAGGATGATGCCGAAAGCGCCGTGCGTGAAACAGTGGCGAATGGCCTGGTCATTCAGTCTCATGCCTGTACCCGTCAGGGGATCAGGGATGCACTTGCCGCGCTGGGGATTGATGTCAGAGTCACGCGTAGCGGACCCTATGAACTCAGTGTAGACGCTATGTTACAGGATCAGCCGCTTGATGAAACAACAGCTTTACGCGTAATGGCGCGTATTAATGCCTATAAGGCAGAGCGTGATGTTGCTGATCTGAAGCTTGTGAGAAAGAGCAATGTTGCGATTTATACCGGCGTTGCGGCGGTCAGTGAAGCAAAAATTAATGTCGGCACGAAACCTTATCCGGCATCGGTACTGACTGCACCGCTGGCGACGGGATGCATAACGTATGCGGTAACCCGGATTGATATTCCTTTTCTGGAGACAACATGAGTGAATTTTACGGGATTTTGACGGCGGCGGGTGCGGCTGCCTGTGCGCATTCTGTCGAAACCGGACAGCCCTTAAATATTAACACTGTCGTGATCGGAGATGGCAACGGTACGACGCCGCAGCCTGTTCCCGAACAAACAGATCTTGTTAATACGGTGTATACCGGGCAACTGAACAGCCTGACTCAGGACAGCAGTAATCCGTCAGTTCTGGTGGCCGAAGTTGTACTTCCTGCGGAAGTTGGCCCGTTCTGGTGTCGTGAACTGGGACTTAAAGCTGATGACGGCACGTTAATAGCAGTCTGCTCGCTACCACCGCAATACAAAGTCGTGGCGGCAGAGGGCGCGGCAGGGACAATGGTATTCAGCGTAAGTATCATTTTTTCTGATGGTGCCAATGTCACGCTGACGGTCGATGATTCTGCGATCCTTGCCACCAAGGGATATATTGATATGGCGCTGGCAGAGCACATTGCCGACCCGGACGCACATCCTCAGTACGTTACCATCGCCACATTAAGAAAGCATATTCCGACAGGTGTTCCGCTCCCCTGGCCGACAGAAACACCTCCCACGGGATGGCTGAAATGTAACGGTGCGACCTTCAGCAAAACGCTGTATCCGATCCTCGGTGCGGCCTATCCGTCAGGGCAGTTGCCGGATCTGCGCGCGGAATTTATCCGTGGCTGGGATGACGGTCGCAATATTGATACTGATCGCGGCATTCTGAGCCAGCAGGATGGAACCATTGTGACCTGTTCATTGTATGGTTCAGGTACTGCGGCAACTGTCATGGGGGTGTTAAGAAGCAACAGTGACTCTCCGGCGGAGCCTTTTGACGGGGATGCAATGAATCAAATCGATATATTGTTAGCCACCACCATCACATCTTCGGTGACAACCGGCCTGGCTACTGTCAATGATGCAGTACGCGCACGACCGCGTAACGTGGCGTTTAACTATATTGTGAGAGCGGAATAATGAATACGACAGATGCAGTTATAGGGAAAAACGGTCTTGCAACTACACCAGGTAACATCACTGTATACCGGTTTCACAAAGCGACCACGGAATATATTTCACCTGCGACAGAGTACCTCGCTGAAGGTGTTGGCATTCCGGCGGACACCTGCACGGATGCACCACCTGATGCAAAAGCAGGTTTTGCAATTGTCAGAAATGCAGAGAACACCGCCTGGCAGCTTGTTCCGGATCACCGTGGCGACACCGTGTATCTGAAATCCACGGGACAGGCATTCGTTGTCAGCCTGCCGGGCGACTATTCAGAAGACGTCACCACGCAGGCCCCGCTCACTATCTATGACAAATGGGATGGCAGCGCCTGGGTGACGGATACCGCAGCACAGCATGCGGCAGACGTGGCGGTTGCAGAACAGCAGAAAGCAACGTTACTGTCAGCGGCTCAGGAGACGATCAGCCTCTGGCAGACAGATTTGTTGCTGGGCACCATCACTGATGAAAACCGGCTGAAACTGATTGCGTGGCGGCAGTACATGGAGGACGTAAGGGCGGTTGATGTTGCCGTCGCGCCTGATCTGGTGTGGCCTTCCCACCCCGTCATCTGAGTGATAATTCTATCAGCAGCGGCCATCAGGCCGCTTTTTTTATGCCCGGAGAAATTATGGATCGCAAGAAATACATTGTGACGATCGGGGTCGAACATCCCGGAACCGGTCACTGGCTTGATGCCGGAACCCGTATTGAGCTGACAGAGCGGCAGGCGAAGATTTTACTGCTGAACGGTCACATTAAACCTGCTGACGCGGAGACCACCGCCGCAGCAACCCGCAAAAAACGCCAGTAAGGAGCATCCTGTGCCAGAAATTCAGAGTTTTGTCCACAACGGGGCGACCATTGAGAGCAAAAAGGCACCGCAGCCGATGGGGCCTGCTGGTGCAACCGTCTTTGGTCTTGTCGGTACCGCACCCAATATTGATCCGTTAATTCCCCTCAACAAACCGTATCGTATTGCTAACCCGTCACAACTGGCCGCACTGGATCCAACGGGTGCTGAGGCCGGTACACTGTATCCGGCGATTGCCGCCATTCAGCAACTGGCGTCTGTTGCCATCTATGCCGTGGTGGTACCGGAAGGTTCTGACGCACCGGAAGACCACGATTACACTGGTGTCGTGGTTTCAGCCACTGACGACGCTGGCACAGGAACGGTCAGCGTTGTCTTAAAGGACAGCACCCTTACGACCAGTGTCACAGACACCACGGGATGGAGTGTCACGGTTGACAGCAAAACCGCTGATGTTGTGAGCTTTACCGTCAGTGATGAGGATACACTGGTTTTGTCAGGCGTATCAGGCATCACAGCCGCTGATTTTACAGCAGAAATGGTTGTGACCATCAACGGCAAAACGCTGGTCAGCTCCACCACCGTAGCCAATATTATTGGCGGCGTGGATCCGGCAACGGGGCGTATCACTGGCATGCAGGCACTGAAAAATACGCAGGAATCGCTGACACACATCAGCGCTCCGGGATTCAGTCAGAAGCCTGTGCATGATGCGCTTGCCGCGCTGGGGGCAAAAATCTTCGCCATCCCGGTTGGCGACGGGCCATCCACCAACGATCAGGATGCCATTGCCTTGTCTGAGTCAATGGCTGTTACCGGTACCGGCTATGATCAGTTCTACCTCGTTGACCCGATGGTTAAAATCTGGAGCCAGGCTGAGGCGGATTACATTTATGGCTCAGCATCCGCACAGGCACTTGCCTGTTTTGCCCGTGTGAAACCGTGGGAATCGCCTGGAAAAGGGCGTATGGGCGTGAACATTGCCGGGCTTCAGCGCCATATTGACTACAATCTGCTCGACAGAACAACCGGCGGTGACATGCTGAACCGGTATGGTGTGAGCTACTTCGCCCGCACATCCATGGGGGGCTATTCCCTGATTGGTAACCGTACGGTTTCCGGTCGCTTTGTGTCTCAGGTCGGTCTTGAACATACCATCATCCGCAAGCTGCTTGATACGACAGAGCCGGGGATGGCGGAAAACCTGACTAAAACCTTCATGGAACAGCGCATTAATCTGATCAACGACTGGCTTTCCGGTCTGGCAACCGAAGAAGCACTGATCGGGGCGAAGGTTTATCTGCATCCGACGCTGAACACGGTCGACAACTACCGCAATGGCGAATGGCACATTGCGATTAACTACGCCGGGTACAGCCCGAACGAACACGTCGTGTATCATCTGTCAGAAGATACCGGCATTGTTAAATCCTTCCTGGAGAGCATCCTGTAATGGCCGGAGTATTAACCCGCATGGCGCAGCGCGCCGTAATTCAGGGGGTGCCGTTGTATCTGACACTTGAAGACGTGGCAGATCCGGCACCTAAAAAGATGATGGAAAAAACCCGTGGAGGTTCGTTCGTTGAACGGGAGGTGTCAACCGGCATTGAGGCCATGACGGCAAGCCTGACAATCAAGGGCTGTCGTCAGGAAGTGCTTGCCATGTACGGCCTTCAGGCCGGGAAAAACTGCGCGGTTACTGTTGATGAAGGTTACCGTGACGAGGACGGCACGCAATTTAAAGTGAAGTCAGAATGGGTTGGTGAAATCAGCAGTATTGAAGACAGCAATACCAAGATGGGTGAACTTTCCCAGACCGTGATTAATTTTTCCTGCCGTCGCAAGAAAAAGACCATCAACGGGCGTATCTGCTGGGAAGTTGCCAGTGATGGCAGCGTTGTTAACCTTGGTCAGGAAGATTTCCTTGCACCGTTCCGGGCGATTGTCGGTCTTGCATAACAGCATATGTGACTTCCCTGCCACTCAGTCCCCGCTTCGTGCGGGGATTTTTTTTCTCAGAGGTTTTTTTCATGGCTTATACCAGAACCGTAAAACTGGCTTTCCCGATCACTACTGTTTCCGGACTACTGAAAGAACTGACGGTCAGCACGCTCCCGGCAAAACAGGTGCGTGAGATAGCTAAAAAGCACAATACCGACCACGATCAGACAGGGTTTGCTGCACTCGATCAGGAGTTTGAGCTGGCTGTTGCCATGACCGGGCAACCGGAAGAAATCATCGCGCAACTGAAAAAACCGGATTACAACTCGCTGACCGCGCAGATTGACCGTCTGACCAACTACACCACGCCGGATTTGCTTGAAGAGGATGAAAACCTGCGCATCGCGGCAGGTAAAAAAGTGGTTAAAGCAGAGGTCAGTAAAGAAAATCCGTCCCTGCTGGTGGTCGTCAGCGATCCGCTCAGTGGTGAGGTTGCTGATTATCGCCTTCAGCCGCCAACGGTCGGCCTGACCCGTCAGGTGCGTATTGAAAAAGACAATCACAAGCGTGGCATGATGGTTGCCAGCACATGCACCGGATTGCATCAGGACGTTATCGACATGTTTCACATGCCGGATTTTAATTATCTGATGGAGCTGATCAGCGATTTTTTGACACAACCGGGGGACTACTTTCAGAAGCAGACGTTGACAGACTGACCGATGTTCTGCCGCTGGTCTATAACGCCAGCGAAAGCGAAATTCTTTCCTGGCGTATCCCCCGCGCGCTTAAACGCTATGAACTTGCAGTGATGAAACTGGGAGCAAAATCCGGTGGCCGATAAAAAGATTTCAGTATTGCTCAGTGCCAGAGACATTATGACTCCGGCGTTTACATCTGCGGGTGGTGCCGTTGAAAAAATGCGCCGCAGCGCCGGTGAGCTTGGGGCAGCCCTCAGTCAGTTAAAAAAACAACAGAGTGATGTTTCTGCATATCAGGCGACAGAGCAGGCACTGACAGGGACAAATCAGAAACTCGCCGAAAATAAAGCGCGTCTTGAGGCATCCGGTGCCGCACTGCGTGAGGCGCTTGCAGAACAGCGCCGCTATCAGATCGGGATTGCCACTGCCGAAGATACGCTGCGTGAGCTGGATATTGAGATTGCCCGCAATGGTAAGCTGACGGCTGACCAGCGTGTTGCTCATATCAGTGCCACGCAGGCGCTGGAGCAACTGCGCCCGGCATATAAAAACGCCACAGCGGAAGTGAAGATCAAACGCCGTGAGGATAATGCTGCCCGCCGCGAGATGACATCACTCACGACTGCGGCTGAAAAAGAGCGGTCGCGGCTTCAGTCGCTTGACAGCGCGCTGCAAAAAGCGGGTATTAATACCCGAAATCTGGCGCAGGAACAAACCCGCCTGTCGTCAGATACCGGGAAGGCCAGTGCCGCACTGAAACGGCAGGAAGATCGTATCATCGCCATGAACAAGGCACAGGCGAAGATGCAGGCAAACAGTGCGAAGCGACAGCAAATTAAAAATAATGCCCTTGGTGTTCTTGCGGCCACCCCGGTAGGCGGTGTTCTCTCCACTGCTCTCACCGCAGCTCCGGTAATTGGTGCGGCTAAAAAGGCAGTGGACTACGAGTATGCATGGTCTGATGTGCAGAAAGTGACCGATTTTAAAAACAAGGAAGAAGAACAGGCGGTCATGAAAAAAGCCCGTCTTGCCGCGCAGGAACTGGGTATCGATCAGGTAGGCATGACGGATATTCTGGCTTCTGCCGGGCAGGCGGGTGTCGCAAACGGTGCAGACGGGAAAGTTGATCCTGAACAGTTACTCCGGTTCGGCGGTGACGCGGCAAGAATGTCTGTGGCCTTTGGTATGACCGCTGCTGAGACAGGTGATGCCATGGCAAAACTTCGTACTGGTATGAATATGAACCAGGACGAACTTATGGATATGGCAAACTTTGTCAACTATATCGGTAACTCTCAGGCATCCACTGAAAAGGATATTCTGGAAGTTCTCCGCCGTCAGGGCGGGATGGCAAAGGTGGCAGGCTTCAGCAATAAATCTGCTGCGGCACTGGGTTCAACACTGCTTTCAACGGGTGAAACTCCGGAGACGGCGGCTACCGCCTTAAAACTTATCTCAACCCGTCTGACATCGGGCAGCGCGGCCACAAAAAGCCAGCGTAAAGCCATGGAGGCAATAGGGCTGAGTCCTGAAGTGCTGGCAAAAGATATGCAAAAAAATGCGCCAGCAACATTGATGAAAGTTCTTGGAAAGATTAAAAAGCAACCACTCGCACAGCAGTCCGCGCTGATTAAACAGATGTTCGGCGATGAGGCTGCCGGTCCGATCGCGAAACTGATCACCAACCTGGATTTGCTGAAAAACGCATTCAGGATGACGGGTGATGAAGCCAACTATGCCACCTCACTGAATGATGAGTATGCGAAGAAAGCCGCAACCCGCAAGGCAACACTTGACCGGCTGAAGTCGTCCTTTGAAAACCTGACTATCACGTTAGGCGACATGGTGCTTCCGCTTATCGATAAGTTTGCGCCAAAACTCCAGGAAGCAGCCGCAGATTTTTCCACACTAATAAATGAGTCAGAAAAAGCCAGAAACGTTATCAAAGGCACGGCGATGGCGATAGGCGGTCTGATTGCGCTGAAGTTCACTGTCGGCACGTTTAAATTTGTCGGGACGCTGATAAGCGATCTGATTCAGTTCGGGAAACTCGGAAAAGCGAAACTCGGCGGCCTCGGTGGTGCAGCAAACAGAACATCAGATTCTGCCGATCGTGCTGCCCGTGCGCTGGCGAGAATGAACCGTCAGCTTGACAATACTGCCAGATATGGCGCGCAGGGCAGGGCTGGTGGTGCAGGAACAGCGGGATCACCGGAAGGCCGTGCGCGTAACAAAGGGAAACCGGCAGGAACAGCGGGCCGCAGAGCACCAGGTGCCCGCCGTCCCGGACGGGTGCGCGCAGGCGGTGGTGTTGCGGGCATGGCCGGTAGCTGGATAGCAATGGGGGTCATGGATCTGGGTTTTGACCTGTTCAGCCATGACGATGCGCCTGTTGCGGCAGACAGTGAAACGCCGGGCAATGCAGGCGCTGCCGGTGATGCCGCCACCACTGTGACGCCTGTTCCGTCTCCTCTTCTTACGTCGCCGTCTCCTGGCGGGCTTCCGTGGCAGCAGCCACCAGTACCAACAACATTTCAGCCGTTGCAGATGCCTGCCACTCCTGCTGACTCAACACCAGGGGCAGCCTCCGGCGCGGCACCTTCTGACACGGCGAATACTACAGGGACAACGGATGTATTACAGGTGGCAGGCGATGGTATCGGCCTTGCACAGACCGGTTCGGCACTGATGTCCACAGTGTCAAAAACTGCCGGACGGTTGTTTCTGCCGCTGGCGCTGGCGGGTGGTGCAATTGATACAGCCTCCGTTGTGATGAATGGCGGTAATGCGTCTGAGGTTGGTGGTGCGGTCGGTAGTACGGGTGGCATGCTGGGTGGTGCTGCGCTTGGCGCTTCGATCGGGACAGCCATTGCCCCTGGTATTGGTACCGCCGTGGGTGGGGTGATTGGTGGTATTGCCGGAAGCGAACTCGGTCAGAAAGTTGGCGAGGTCGTTGGTCCGTATATCAAAGATGGCTGGGAAAGTGTGAAGAGCTGGTTCAGCAGCAATGATGTGACGCCCGCCATTGATGCTGCTGCCGCTGAAAAGGCAAAAAATGAGGCGGTTGCTGCCGGGCCAAGTTTTCAGTTCAGTATAGAAAACAGTCCCCGTTTTGACGTGAAAGCCTCCGGCGATCCTGCGCAGGATAACGCGCTGGCACAAAAAATAAAGGAGATCCTCGAACTTAATCAGACAAAACTTGTTTATGACATTCATGCCAGTCTTGGCATTGATTCGCGAATGAATGCATCACTTAGCGGCCAGAGGAGTGATTAATGCCAGATTTCAGTTTTATCACCAGTCAGTACATCAGCCCGGAATCTGAACTGTCGCCGACACAGTTTGTTCTTGGTGATTTTGTATTCAGCCTGCCTGAGAACAGTCCGGCCGCGTCGCTCAGCAGACGTTACGATGGTGGATGGACAGTCATTGATCTGCTGAACGAACTGCCGTGTCAGCAACAGACGGGCAGGAAACTTGATGAATGGGTCATTAAATGTGAGTGGTTCCTTGACGAAGGGCAGGCCAATATTGAAAAACTGGTCAGGTTGCGCGATAACAAAAAGCCCATGTCACTGGTCAGGGGGGATGGTCTCCTGCTCGGCCGGTTTGTACTGACGGGATTTGATGTTGATGAAAACTGGCTGGGACAGCAGGCCAAATCCATAAAACAGGGCGTCACCATTAACATTCGCGAGTTTGCCAATAAACCTGTCGAACAGGAAAAGGAAGGGAAAAAACATGCTGAGGAACTGATGGAGGCAATAAAGCCAGATCAACCGTCACTGTCAGAAATCATAGAAAGGGGTAACCGATGAAAGTACGCTGCCGGGATCGTGACACACCGGGAGATATTGCCTGGATTAAGCTTGGTCGCGATGACGATGAAACCGAGCAACTGATATATGATCTCAATCCTCATCTTCACCAGTACGGGCGAATCCTGCCTGTTGGCGTGGAAATCACCCTTCCTGATCTGACATCAGAAACGACAACTGAGGCTGACGAGCAGGTAACCGTATGGAGTTAGGATTCACACCTGTACATTATTGCGAGGGGCCGGGGGCTGATATCATCAATGGTCGTATGACCGGATTTGAGCGTATTGATGTCAGCAGCGGAAAAGAAACGGATCGCCTGGTACTGACTGTTGATGTGACCGGGATTAAGGGTATCCCTGAAAAGGACAGTGTTCTTACCTGGTACGAAGGCTACAAAGAGAGTGGTGTGGTGAAAATTGGTAAGTTTAAGATCACCACTATCACGCCACAGCTCTACCCCCGTATTATCACGATCACTGCGACATCTGCCCCGTTTGATCACAAAGACCTTACCGGGTTCCGTGAGCGCAGAACAAGGTCGTGGGACGATACCACGCTTGGCGCTATTTTCCAGCAGATCGCCGTAGAGCACAATCTTTCTCCCCGCATGGATCCGCAACTGGCAGACGTGTACTGTTACCATGCTGATCAGATTAACGAAACGGATTCAGCCTTTCTGAACCGACTGGCGGAGGAGCATGATGCTGTGGCAAAGCCTGTTAACGGCGCTTATATTCTGGCACTGCGTGGGGAGAGCAAATCCATCACCGGAATAACGTTACCGGTGATAAAACTCACCTGCCCGCCTGAAAACATACCGGGTAATCAGCGCTTCATTCAGTGCTCTGTAGACGAGCCAGGGAAGAAAAATGTCAAAGGAATCCGGATCAGGTACACTGACGAGGCGACAGGGAAAACCCATACGATTGAGCAGGGTGATCCGCCGTTCAGGACGATGCCTGCTGTTTTTGAAAATAAGGAGCATGCAGAAGCCGCACTCAAGGGAGGAAAGCGCAAGGCAAAACGGAACCGTTCGAAGATCCGCCTTGATATACCCGGAGATCCTTACATTGCCGCAGAGGGAATCCTTGAAATGGATGACTCTTTTCCTGATGGTATGCGTGGACGAGTGAGTATAGATCGCGTTGAGGTAAGATGCAGCAGGGGTGATGGGTACAGGATGAGCATTACCGCCAGCAAGCCAGTGGCTGACAAAAAATGAAACCATTACGTTGCATGGCCTACCCGCAGGAAGGTGTATACATTGCTGTCTGCCTGGATCTTTCTTTGGCCGCTCAGGCAGACACAATGCAGGAAGCGATGAAGAAGCTGGATGAACAAGTCAAAGATTATCTTACTGAAGCCCGGTCTGATCCAAAATATGCGGAGCAACTGCTTAGCAGAAAAGCGCCACTGTCTTTGTGGGTGAAGTATTACTGGCTCCAGATAAAAACTAAACCCGGCCACTGCGCCGGGTTATTCATCGGTTAATTCCTGTGCCGCCATTCCCATGGCGGAATAGGGTGACTGTCAGCCCACAGGCCGCGCTTCTGTTCACTGGCTTCTCTTTGCAGGGCAGGCAGCGAATGATCTGTATTGTACTTGTCGTATACCCACGCGGCACCTGACTGAACCATATAGCGGTTTGCCTCAATACCGCTGGTCGTCACTACCCGACCAAGTATCCGCCCGTAGCGATCTGTTTGCGTGTATGTCACAGAAACAAATTCCCCCGCCACCAGGCTTTTAAGTTGATTTGACGACCAGCGCCCGAAAGGTTGTTTTCTTTCAGGCGCATCGATGTTCACAAGCCGGATCCTGACTGGCTTTTTGTCCTGCAATATCTCGATCGTGTCGCCATCGATAACCCGGATGACGTTCCCCCGCATTTGTGATGCCAGCAACGAGCAGGGGAAAAGAATGACAATCAGGTATCTGTATGATGATCGCATCATTTATAACTTGATTTCGCAGGCGTTTATAAAGTCATTTGTTGCTTTTGTAGCGCCTCTGACGTTTCCTGAGAAAGCGGCTTTATAACCACTTTCATTAAAACGCACTCTAACGGTAAATTTTTCTTTTGCATTTTGTATTTGTTTTATCACTGATATTATTCCTTCAGAACCCTTTATGCCTGCTTCTTTCGTGCCTACCTGAATGTATTTATAATTTCGCCTTGATGCTGAACCTTCGAATCTGGTTGGTTGATTATCATCAACTTTAACAACTAACATAAGTTGCATAGGATTTACAATGTTTAATTTGCTATCCTCTACAACGAAGTTAATTTCTAAGCTTTCTTTTGTACAATCAAAGGTTAATGCAGCTTTACTGGATGTTGTACCAAGCATCATGGCTGTTCTCCCGGAGGAAAATAAATCCTCTCCGGTGGTTGTAATCCAGTCCGCATGAGCCAAAGGTGAAAGCGTTGATACAGCTAAAATGATCAGTGGTTTTATCCTTTTAATCATAAATCGTATCCATGCAAAAGTTTTCAATATTGTCCATTCTGGCAAATTGGCAGGTTGGTGAAACCTGGCTTGTGAGCCATATAGAGCGGCGCACAGGTTGGCGTTTTCGGTTCGTAAGTATCCTCTGTTTCAACAGTTTCTTCTGTTACTTCTGGAGCCGCTTTCTGTGTTTTCTTTCTTGGTTTTGTTTTTTTAGGCGATGTCTGTGGCTGGTTGTTATCGAATAAGTCCTGCTCTACGCCGTAGCCAGAACACTTTCTTTTTGAGCGACTGAGTTCACCATCTCTGCAAACAAACTTCCCGTCTGCTGTGCAATGAGATATTCCACCCTTTGAGCCTGAACATGGTTCATTCCTTGCGTTAACAGATGGAATTACAAACATCAGCATAAATACTGACAGAATAGCCCTGCGCATATCCATATCCTTACGCCAGTAACGAGATTATTACCTAACACGCTGTATTTGCATTAGCAACAATAAAAATCTGAAAATGGCCTGGCTGCTGAAAAATAAAAAGCGGTGATATCACCATCATGCTCCGTGATATCACCTGTTCCGCTGGCAGTGTGCATTGGTCAGATGTCAGAGCCTTCCACGTCTCAGCCTGGGCAGAACCCGCCGCCAGTCTGCATCTGCGGCGCTGTCCGGGTGCGGAATGACAGACTGGGTTTCCCGCTCAAGAATTCGCCTTCCGTCCTCCAGCGTCATCCGGTACTCAGAGGCCATCGCGTAGAAGCCAGCCGCATACTCGGATTTGATAGACTCCAGCGCCGGGTAAATCAGCTCGATGTGTTCCCGCATGTACTCAGCGGCGTTCCACAACCAGCACAGAGCGCAGAGGTCTGCGCTGGTGAAGTGCCCCTGCGCGAGGGGTTTACCGCCTGCCAGGTACTCCCCCTCCAGTCCGTTCAGGAACCCGACAGCCTCACTAACCTGCTCTGGTCTTAGCTGGTGGATGTGCTCAACCCCGAAGCGCTGGTGAACCAGCTTCCAGATGTCGGGGTAAATCTGACCAACGCCGATGGTGATGAGTCGCTCTACAGTCTGGCGCAGGGGGATAAGTTGCCTGGCGGTGCACTGGCGAACCTTGCGGATCTGCTCAGCCGTTTCCTTCTGGCTGAAATAGCAGTCTTCCAGCTTTTCGAACACTTCCCACGCCTGATCGGTTTCGAGCATTTTGGCGTGACGGGCAGCACCGCGTTCTGTCCAGAGCACGAGAGATCGAACGTTGCGGGCAATTTTCACAGAGTAGCTTTGAGATACTCTGTGCTTAAGTTCACGAAGCTCTCCGCCTTCCACCAAAAAATAATGCTTCCCTGCAACAAATCTACTCTCGTTACGGGAATGGTTTTGACGGATTCGAACGGATTCAGTGCCATAGAGTTGCGCCAGCAGATCGGTTGTGATTACTGGGATCTGATTGTGCATAATCGGAGAAATAGTTTCTGCGGAGATTTGAGTGGACATAGTGATTTACCTTTACAGTTAGGATAATCACCACCGTCAGGTTCGAATCTTAGGGTGGTGAGACGTACAGGGTTCGAACTACCGGCTGTAAAGACCCGGCGAGCCTTGCGGCTCCCCTGCACGCCCCACCATAACGCGAATGTGGCCGTGCTTAACGCACAAAAAAACCGCGAAACGCGGTATGCGTCTCTACAGATATCCGGGGTTCGAATCCCGGCAGCCGATTTTGCGGCTGCACCTGTAATATAGCCCCGGATAAATTCGCTGTCAAATGCTTACTTTCACTGCCAGCGGCTCACGCTGTACATCCGGATCCATTTCCAGCCGGATTTCCAGCGCCATCAGCAGACCATCAAGGATGCCCTCAGCGTTGGACAGCTTTTTGCCTATGTGCGTATCAGAACAATGATGCTCGTACGCCAGTTGCATGAGTAACCCATTTGCAGAAGCGGTGTGGTACTGATCCTTTCTTCACTGCATCATGACAGCGAAGAATCAAAGTGTACATTCCTGATTCGCTAACAACCGCCACTTCTTGGGTGCCGCCAAGGGTGTAGGTTAAAGCGACATCCTTTTCATCGTCGTCTAGCCTAAAAAAATCCCCATATCATTGGGTGATATGGGGGGATTAATGAAAAGACAACAATTGCTACAGTAATTACATGGAGCCTTGAATGTAACAACTATGAATTAAATGGCAGTTAAACATGCGTGAATTATTATCAGGAGGGGGATTTTTTACGTTCTGTGGAGTTTGGGGGCAAAACATGCTGTGGCGATCGCTTACAAGACTGCTTGTTACTGGGATTGAGTTGAAATTCTATTGGGCATACATGGGATGTTTTTAATGTTAAAGTCGCTATGTGAATCAATTCCACCCCACATGGGTTGATTTGCCACGACGCCCGGAGCTGTGCACTCGCGGGCGTCATCATTTCCATATAGCCAGGTTTAGATATTGTATGAATACTTAATCCTTAGTTGGTTTTGTCGCCGGGTTATTGTACAAACCAGTCATCCGCATTTTCCCATGCATCCTGGAGGGTTTCCTGCACAAATGCTTTAGCGTTGTCTTTATCAGGAGCACGGAGAACAGATAATCCATCAGTACCAGCCTTTTTAACGATGATTTCAACTTCCTCATACCGCTGGCTGATTCTTCTTGTCATTTCGATCCTGAGAGCCTCCATTGATCCTTTCGGCATCTTCTCAGCCTTTTCTTTAGCAATACTTATCTCAACACGCAT